GGTTAAACCGGTGCTGCTTGCAACAAACCGCTCCATAACATTGGCGAGGTGGCCGTTACCCGGGAAACCGGAGAATGTGGGGGTAACCCCACACGATAGGAAACTATCGGGGGAGGAAACTCCCCCACTTTTAACACTTAACTAGGAGGTCGACGCTTCCTCCCATCCCTAAAGGGATAGGTTTCCGCGCCGTCAATAGGATGAATCCTGAGGGGTAAGAAAGTGAAATATAACAAATGGTACATCAAAGAGCAGTGTGAAAAGATTAGAGACGATGTTGAATTGTTGAAAGAAAGCCCCGGCCATAAATTGGGCATGAATCTACTGCTGAACAGGATTGTCACTTCTAGCTACAAGATTGAAGCGGATATATTAGAAAAGGACGTGGCGGAGCTGATTAAGTGATCGCGGTAATCGAGATACCGGGAAAGCCGCTAGCAAAGAAACGACCGAAGTTTGCGAGACGGGGTAAGCTTGTCACTGTTTACGATCCTGGCAAAAAAGAACAAGACGAAATTAAAACGATAATTAGATCGCTATGGAAGAAAAACCCGATCGATACAGCTGTAGAGTTGAAAGTCGTTTTTTGTATGCCAGTTCCAAAGAGCTGGTCAAAGAAGAAGAGAGAAGCTCACTTAGGAAATCCTCACGTAGTCAAACAGGATATTGACAATTTATTAAAGAAAGTTCTTGATTGCATGAACGAGATAGTGTTTACAGACGATCGTAAAGTGTGGAAAGTGGCAGTTAGCAAGATCTACTCTGATACTCCACGGACTGAAGTAGCGATTAAATGGATAGAAGAGCAGCTTGACTGTTGCGAAAATTAAGCATCTGGTATAACTATTTTAAACTTCCTGTAGTCTGTGCGACCTCCCAACCTCGCATTCTTAATTTAACTCCATTTTTTTAAGGTAGACTACGGGAAGTTCTTTTACTTCGAAACTTCTAGAAGCGCTAAAGCTTTCGTGATTTGTACGATATCGCGATCTAGATTACTCACTTCCTTAATTGTAATGTCTAGATCCTCACGCAAGTTGTCTCTATAAGCCACCGCTTTAGCCAGAGCGCCTAGATATACGTCGTACTCAGTCTGAAGTATGTGAATCGGCGCTTCCATTCTATTTTCTTGGTCAGTCATTACACTTACTCCTTTAATTTTATTTTCGGAATGTATCCAATTTAATTGACCGTTACTCGATCTAATCCATGCGCTCATTTTGCTCTCTTAACTAATATAATCGTTTGTGACACTCCGATTAGCATCATACCCACCGCTGCTACATCGTATAAGAGAGTATAATCGTGTGCATAAGCTAAAATTAAAACTCCCAATACATAGCTAAACACTGGGTTATTAATTAACATATTTTACCTTCTTTCGTGTCTTCTGTATTCGTAGTTTCGATGCTCTCTTCGGACCTCTCATTTAATTTTTCCTCTAAAATTTGTTCTTCAATGTGCTGTTCAACCCCTATTTCCCATTTTTTTTGAAGTAGTTTTATGTTTATATGTTGTGAGAGCAGCCAAAGATCACAGATTCCTAGCTCGCTATCTATAGCGCTATCTAATGCTCCGCAAATTATTGTCTTTAACATCTGTAATCCTTCAAACATCTCATAGTTTCTACTAAGACAATAGTTTTGTTTCGTCCCGTTCGGATACCTAACAATAGCACATAAATAATATTTACCTTCCTTTCTGCTTTCGTATACACTAAAAGATATTGAATAAATGTGATAAAAATTTACCCATTTATCTTGATCTAATTTAATTAACATTTTCATCCTATTGACGGTGCGGAAACCTATCCCTTTAGGGATGGGAGGAAGCGTCGACCTCCTAGTTAAGTGTTAAAAGTGGGGGAGTTTCCTCCCCCTGATAGTTTGCTCTAATTTTAGTTTGTTTAATTTATATCTTCGATAGCTAATGAGATCACCCAGGCCAAAGGTAAAAGCAGTATTGAGCAGGCTGATAACAACCAAACTACTTGAAGTAATTTACCTAGAAACTCGATGATAGTATCCATTTAGTCATCTTAATTTTGTTTAAGATCAAACTCTAGTTGATCTTTGGGAACAGGAAATCTTTGTGTCAGTGCGACACGTACAAGTTCACTGAATGATACTCTTCGACTCTCGGAAGCGCTCATTGAGTATGTTAGTTTACGAACGTAGTCTAGCTGGTCTTTGTCTATAGACACAGTGACGTTACTTCGTGCTGGTGTCTTAGTCTTGTTTATCATTTTAGTCCTGAGAAATTAATATAGGTATGTGAATTCTACCTGAAAGAAGTGTTGTATTAAAGAATTAATATTTGTCCTTGTATGGTCTGTAAAAGATGATAACCATCATAAGGAAGAAAGGGATCAAGAAGTAGACCCCAAAGATATAGATAAATAAAAAATACACACTAGCACCAATATATAAAATGAAGATGCTGACTACGAATAAAGTACATGTTTTAAATTCTAGATCCATAATGATTTCCTTAAATGTTGATACAGGGTGTTAAGAACCTATAACTTTATCGATCACTTTAACCAAATCCATGAAATAAATATTGTGAATCTGTTCAGCAAGATTCTGTTGAATGTCATAGATCTCTACTTCGTAAGTGTCTGTACCAGACAGATAGTTGATTAAGACACTTCCGGCGGCATTCTCTCCGTTGACGTTGAAAGATATCCCGGTTTTTAGTGGTGTAATTCCACTTACCCCCCAGCACAACATCGCTGTCTTTCCTTTAGACCCATGTGAAGTTTTTCCATATAGTAATTGGTGTAAAACTTGCCGCGCTATATGTAAACTCATATTTTCTTCCTCTCCCATATCAGGCTCATTGAACCATGCTAACGTTGATTTATACATTTTTTTAAGGTATCTCCATTTTGTTGTTACTCACAGTTTTCCTAATTTTTTTGTAATATTGTTACGTTCCAGCGCGCAGTTCCAAAATCTTCAAGAGCTTTTATGGGCAATGAAAAAAAATCTTCAAGAACTTTTATGGGCAATGAAAGCCTGAATGTGGAACCCTTAGAAATAGACGTTCTCCAATTTTTCATTGATCCGACGGAATCTAAGTGGCCGCTCAAATGAGCGACATCAGTAGATACAGCAACTCCGGAATCTCTACTAAAAGCCGCACAAATTTTGTAACCGGCAAAATAGCAGGGGCATGTTTCATAACGCAAATCATCGATAGCGCTTATTTCAACGCTAACTAATTCAGAATTATAAAGATCTTCTAAATCATTTACTTTATCTTCAACAAAAGCGGGAAGAACCCATACTAACCCTTCACTGTCCCATAGTCCCCCAAGGGATTTCAATTTTTCATTAAGATGTATATTTATTTTGGGATGTGTGAAGAAAACGTAGTCTTTAATTGGCTCACTAGCAACAGTATATCTAACATCCGTACCATATTTTGATCGTATAGAAATGTCTTCTACCAGTAGTTCGTAAGTTTCACCAACAACTAAATCTTTAGTGTGTTCTGAGGATCTTAATTTTACAGAATATCCATTAGATTTTGCAGCTGTCCAGATTCGGTTATGCTTTACTATTTCAAATGATTTTGTTTTCACGATATCTCCTGTTTTGAATGTCTTGATGTTTTAATAGTACATCAATCCATCAATTAACGCAAGGGAAACGATACGGTTGATAAAATTTATGGAATGAGGTATTATTCAAAGAATAGATATTGAGTTTAGAAACAAAAAATAAAAAGATTTGTAATGGTATACGGTAAAGTAGTTTTGTGTAGATAAGAAAAACTTAAAAATATTACAATAAAAAAGAGTATGGTTCAAAGAAATGAACTCAAACAAAACTTAACACAGAATATAATGAAAAAATATGGGAATATCTGGTAAGAAAATTTTAGATGATTTCTCTATTGAAGAGATTCAGCGCTTATTTATAGAAGCATATGGGCGTGTGGTGGTCGTGGCTAAGATGATGCAATGCAGTCCTGTCACTGTCTATGATCTGCTTGACATGCACCCCGAATTAGTGGAAGCCAGACGAAAAGGCTCGCATAGATGTGTTGACCAACGAGTAGAGACGGCCGACGAAATCAATCAAAAGTTGATGGATATGGTTGATACGCATCCAGAGCTAGCAGCAAGGAGAGCAGACTTCATTTTAAAGAATGCGGTTATATCTCCTTACAACCCTTTAACAAACAATCTTGCAGTAGACGGCGAAAAGGATAACGCTGAAGACTTGATAGCGGATGTTGACACACAGGCAAAGAATGGCTAAACAGTTCGTTCCTAAGCTTAGCGCAAAGCAGCTGAAAGCTTACAGAGAAGCTACGGCGCGTATCAACATATGGTGTGGAGCAGTACGATCAGGGAAAACGTACTCTTCGCTTATTAAATTCGTCAAGCTTCTCGCGAAAGGGCCAAAGGGTGACACGCTGGTTGTCGGTGTGACTAGAGACGCGATACAACGTAATGTCATAACAGATCTATGCTTGCTGGTCGGTGCAAAGGTTCCATCATCTAAGTCAACAGAGATGACGTTTCTAGGTCGAAAGATCTACTTCGTTGGCGCAAACGACGAACGGGCCGTAAGAAGGATTCAAGGTTCGACGCTGGCGCTGGCGTACGTCGATGAGGCCGCAGAGATACCTGAGCCGTTTTGGAATATGTTGCTGTCTAGACTTAGCGTTCCAGGATCTCAACTGCTAAGTACGTGCAACCCAGCTGGCCCGAATCACTGGCTAAAAACACGATTCATCGATCATCAAGAAGATCTAAATTTAATTACATGGAAGTTTGAGTTAGATGACAATCCGGTACTCACGGAGGAGTACAAACGGGACATCAAGAAAGAATACACGGGCATGTGGTACAAGCGCTACATTCTCGGCGAGTGGGCGGTGGCGCATGGTCTGATATATGATCAGTTTGACAATGACAACGTTTATACTGACGAGCCAAACAACCCGGATTTCTTAGTTGTAGGCATAGATTACGGGTCAGCTAATCCGACAGCGGCTGTGTTGTTGGGATGCAGTCCCACGCGTTGGCCGCAACTTAGAGTAATGGATATGTATTACTTTAACTCAGCTACAGCCGGACGATCTAAGACAGATGCAGAGCTAGCGGATGATATCGAGAACTGGCTGAAGCCGCACAACGTCGAGATGATCTACATCGACCCATCGGCCAAGAGCTTTCATATAGAACTATCACGGCGTGATCTACCCTGTAAATCGGCAAGCAATGACGTGCTACCGGGTATTCAGGTAGTCAATAAATTCATCGGGAGCAAAAGTCTTTTGGTAAACGCATCGTGCAAGATGCTGATTGAAGAGATTAAGAGTTATTCTTGGTGTCCAAAGGCAGCAGATCGCGGTCAAGATCAGGTAATTAAAAAAAATGATCACGCGATCGACAGTTTAAGATATGTAGTTTTTTCTTCATTTCCGGACGGGGATTTTGGATCCGCTGATCAAGACAACTCAATTGCAGCAGTCAGACAGCGAGCATACGGAGAGAATAACCCAGCAAACGACTTTTTCGGCGGTTCTTCTAGCTATTTTTAGAAAAAATGGTAATATCGAGTGTGACAAGTAATATGTTTTTGTAAAGGAATTATTAATGAGTTATCCTACATCTTTGTCAGACGGCTACGTAGACGGCGGAAAGAGTGACATCACGCAAATGATGGATCATTTTTACGAAGGATCGTACAACCAAAACGCTGCATTCTGGCGAGAAGCTTCAATAGATAAGAGATTCAAGGTGGGTGACCAAAACCTCTTATCCTTAATGTACGGTGACGGTGCTTTCTATTCAAAACGTCGCTTCTTCTTCAATCTGATCCGCCGACACGTAAATATGATATGCGGATACCAGCGTCAACACAGAAAATCTAGTATTCTAGCTGCAGTTGAAGACAAAGACCAGCAGCTATCGAACGACTGGACAGCATTGAATCTATGGAGTGAGCGGAGAGAAGGGTTTCATGAGTACTTTTCTCAGGCATTTGAAGGGGCTGTAGACACTGGAATGTCTCTACTGCATATGTACAACGATTACACAATGGACCCAGTCAGCGGTAATCTACAGTGTGATAACGTAGCATACAACAACTTCATGATTGATCCGTGGTTTCGTAAGCAAAACCTAAGCGACTGTAATTTCGTATGGCGAAGGCGCTGGGTAACTAAAGAGAAGGCAAAAACTCTGCTTCCAGGACGAGCCAAAGACATTCAAAAGATGCGTCCGGACGGTCTGCGTGATGGACGATTCCCAATTCAAGCTGAAGCACTATCAGGCGACAACAGCAACTTGATGACTTACGACGAGTTTCACTATGCCGACACACGAGAAGCAATTATCGTTGTGGACACTAAAACCGGTGAGACTGTCGAGTGGGAAGACAACCCAGACGATGACAAAGACGAGCTAGATAAGACACTATCACAGCAGCCGTGGCTAAGAATCAGGAAGGTTCAGAAGCCGACTGTTAAGCTAGCGATCCAGCTAGGCGGTCGTGTGTTTTATGAAGGGAAGAATCTACTAAACATTGATCGATATCCTTTTATCCCGATGCTTTGCTATCACGAACCGGATGTACAGAACTACTCGTGGAGAACGCAAGGAATCATCAGAAATTTGCGCGACGCTCAGTATCTTTATAATAGACGACGCATCATTGAGCTCGATATTTTAGAGAGTCAGATCAACAGTGGATATAAATATAAGGTCGGTGCCGTCACCGATGAACGCGTATTCAGACAGAAAGGACAAGGCTTCTTAATACCTGTCAACAAAAACGCAGAAATGAGCGACGTGGAACGTATCGATCCACCGGGCATACCACCTTCTATGATGGAGTTATCACGCTCCCTGGCTGAAGACATCACAAAGATTAGCGGTGTGAGTGAGGAGCTGCTAGGAGCTGCTGACGACGATAAGGCGGGCATCCTATCGATGCTAAGGCAAGCTGCGAACCTTACGACCCTGCAAACGATCTTTGATAAAGCTGATTACAGTCAAAAGCTGTATGTGTCTATTCGAATGGAAGCGATTCGAAAGAACTGGAGTAACGGAAAGATCCGTAACATTCTAGGACGCGATATGGATGAGCGTTTAAGGTTGACTAATACACAAAAGTTTGATGTTGCTATCGAACAGGGTGTGTATTCAACAACACAGAAGCAGATGGAACTGCGACAGCTACTGCACTTTAGAGAGCTGGGAATGACTTCAATCACGGACGATGATATCCTTTCCGCCGCTACGATTCAGAACAAAGAGAAGATTCTTAAGCGAGCAGAGCAGAAAGCGCAGCAAGAGCAGCAACAACAGCAACAGATGGCGCAGCAGCAAGAAAAGCAAGCAGCAAATCAGCAGATGCTAGACTTTGCGAAGGCACAGCGCGATATGGCCGGGGCTAGACAGTCACAAGCAACAGCAGCAGAGAAGACGGCTAACATTGGGGAGATCAGGGCGAGCGCAGAAGAGCAACGAACGCAGTCTCAGCTAAACTTAGTGAAGCAGTTGATCGAACTCGAAGATATGGATTTGCGACAGTTGAGAGAATCTTTAGATTTAGCTAAGATTATCAAAGGAAACAATGAGTCGCAGCAGCAACAGCAAGCTGAAGCTGAATCAGCAGCAGAACAGCAAGCGGCGACCGCAGCGGCAACAATGCAAACAACACCCCAGCTTTAAGGAGCAACTATGTACAAGTCAGACAAGAAAGGTTACGGATCAAGCGGACACAATGCCGGAACAGTATCAGCACACTCAGAGCAAACAGTTAAGTGCGCTCCAGGCGGCGGAAAGAAGTACAGCACTAATAACCCTAAAGATCTTGATCGCAAGTCAGAATCTCTAGCAAAGGTACCTAATAAATAAATGGATACGATTGGTGGGATAGCGCATAAAGCGAAGCAAGATACAAACGACTATAGCGTGTTCGATATCTCTAATGAGTGGGCAAAGAGTATCGAACCGCAGATCGTTGAATGCGTCGACAAACATAAGGATATGTTTGATACGGATGAATTTTGTGTGGTGATGCTGATCGGTAGTGATCCGCTTTTAACTAACATGATTAGACGTAAGTTTTATGCATGGCCGTTCTTGCCGAAGCCTAGACCCAGTCAGACCGTCTGGATGTATAACAAAATCACGAACAAGTTAAAGATGCTATGGTGTCTTCCGGCAGCAGAAACACTAGCTTCACTTACGACGGTTCTTGTTGTTGATCCAGCATATAAAAATATGCAGCGATGGTCACACATGTTCTATACGACTAAGTTTTGGCCGGGTATTAGGAACGAGCACGATATCAAGATGTTGTCAGAAGAAGAACACTTAGAGGTCATGAGAGAAAAAGGTACGCATTCTTTGGCTTACGACTGTAGCCCGAGTGTCACTAATCCCTTTGATACCAGAAATATCGACACCGAGTAAGTCATGGACGCGAAGGAACTTTTCACGCTTAAGAATCGTGTTGATGACTTTGGGAAGACAGAGCGTTTCTAACGGAACGTCACCGATTTCGTGGCTTATTCCAACTCGGTAAGCTGTCAGATCGTCACGCAGTGAAGGAAGTTGTAAGGACTCGTATAAATCAGTCATAATAATCAGGTGGAAGAATGGAAACTTTAGACATTAATCAAGTTGAAGAAAAAAAAGAAGTCGAATCGATAGATACTGCAGCAGATGCGGTAGTTGCTAACGCGATTGAGAAGATTGTTGGAGAAGAATTAGAGCAGGGCGACACACAACCAGAAGAGAGTCTGACACAGGATCAAATCAACTGGAAACGCGTAAGAGATGCCGACAAAGCTCGTAAAGCAGAGCTTGAAGCTGAAAAGCAAAAGAGTGTACAGAAAGACGACCAAATTTCAAATCTAACTCAGGCACTGGAACGCGCATTTAGTTCTAAAGGTGGACAGAATCTAACTGAAGCACAGAAAGAAGCTGTTGTAGCAGATCTAATGGATGAGGACATCCCAACGGGTGGAGAAGTTAAGCAATTCCTTAGTGGGTACGTGCCTGACCTCGTCAAAAACATCTTAAAAGAGCAGGAAACACAGAGACGCAAAGAGCAGGAAGAGCAAGAAAGAAAGAATCTTCCACAAACTCTAGTCGGAATACACAAAGACTTTTACGACGTAACGAAAGAAGAAAACCTTTCTTATCTCTCGATTCACTATCCTGAAGTTGCTTCAGCGCTGGACTCTATGCCTGAAGGCGTAAAGAAGTGGTCTAACGTTTACAAGACTATCAAGAGGCTTGTTCCTCCAGACAATACTAGCGATATGCGACGAATGGATAACAACGCAGGAAAGCCTCAGTCAATCACTAACACCACATCACAGCCATCGAACGAAACCGGATATGGTAGCAGCTTGACAGAAGCTAAGAAGAAAGAAAACTACGAGCGCTTGATAGCACAATCTCGCGGTCTTTAAGCATTAAGGTTGATCCTCGCGCCTTGGCTCCAGTCTGTTAGGCTGGAGTTTTTTTTTGTGGCCAAGGAGTGTCGTTTGTTCGATTCTTTAGGTTTCGACGCGTGTTGTTCATCTGTTCCTTGCGAGTAGCCCATTTGCAATTCTCTTTAGAATAAGGGCCGTCGTTATCAATACGCTCTATTTCAAGACCATCGGGACGTGGTCCCATGTCTTCTAAGAAGTTTTCAAACGTCTGCCAACGCTCGCATAGTGTAATGCCACGCCCACCGTAATGCTTGAATGCTTTCGACGTAGTACATTGGCATCGATTCTTCATAGTAGACCACACTTTATGAATGAGACTATTAGCCATTCCGTGTGTTTCGTTTTTCTTGGCTTGTTTTCTATTGTGACACGGCAAGCAGCTTTTAGTTTTCCCATATCTAATAGCCGGTCCATGTAGGATCTTCTCTGTTCCACATGAGCAACGGCATAGATATGAAAAGCTCTTATGCTGTTTCTTACCAATGGATAGTACGGTCCATTCACCAAACTTTTTACCTATCATGTCTTCATATCTTCCATGGTCGCGCCTAGCACACGCAACACATTTAACAGAGCGTCCATGTCTAAGCGCTAATCCTAATACGTTGTATACTCCTCCACATGATCCACAAAGGCATTCAAAATGCCTTCCAGCCCTTGGATCATCAATATTCTTAAGTACAGACCATTCCCCAAACTTTTGTCCTGTAAGATCAAATTTATCTCCAGCTCTTGATACCATTTCTAAGCCCACCTTTGTTTGTCGTTTACTGATTCAATATGATACATTATCTTCCTATTTATAGCAAGGAAATGAGAATACTTGCCACGCTAAATACGATGTGTTATGATAATTTTAGCGGTACAGGGCCTCGCTAACCCATCTTCAAGCTGTAACTAGGCATCGCTTACCTAATAAGACTTACAAATTAGAACGTAACTATTATTATAGGTATATTATGGCTACCGGAATGACCAGTCCGGGCAATTTCCAAAGTGAATTGCCAATTCAAGCAGTAGAGGAGATGCTCTCGACACCCTCATTTAATTTAATTCACTCCTTCGCAGCTGACGAACACACAGCGATGCAGCACGCATCAGACACGTCACGAATGAGTCGAATCGAAAGACTAAGTACAGACGGAGGAAGACTTGATGGCTCTGGTATTGATCCAGCTCCAGAAATTCCTGTTCGTACTGACATCGATGCGAAAATGGAAGTCTACGCTAAAAGCGTGGTCGTGAATGAGCAGGTTAACGAGTCAGCCTGCTATAAATTACTACTAAATACCTTGGAAAGCCTAAAAGCCGCGTAAGCGACTCATGGTAACCAGAGGCAAGCGTTAAATAAATTAGGAACGATTGTGAAGAAGTTTAAGTTGTTGGAAACACTCCTCGCGAATGGCAAGAATCTCACTAGAGAGAATCTGTCCGCTATGCTTGTTGTGTTTACCCTTCAACCCAATAGTAGATCTCAGTTTCATCATAACATCAATTTGATCTTTCTTGATTGTGCTGTAAGGGCGAATCAAATCACAGATTACATTTATGTTAGTGCCTGTGACCTGCCATTTAAAAACTTCTTTTCTACAGTTTTTTGCCATTTGTCTAGGCGTATACTTCGTTCGAGTACCGCCGAAAGTCTCACAAAGCCAGTCTATCAAACCAATCTCGGTGTTAGAAACACTTATGAAAGGTTGATAGCAGCGGCTTCGACCCTGTTTTCCAGGGCTTCTAGAGACGACAATAGAACCTTCTCCGTCAATAATACCGGAAAGGTAGGCACATTCAGCAATCGTATACTTAGTTTTTTCCGTCATGGAACATATCCTGTTAAGTTCGCAAGTGAGTTTACAGGAAATGCATTTAACTTGCAGCCGCAACGACTAACCGTAGTAACACCGGTAACGGTGAAGTGATAGTCTAGTCTTGTAGGAAACTACAAGAGGGGAGGTTGAAGTGCCACCCCCGCCGTTTAAAAGCGGTCAGTAGGGTTTTTGCATTGGACCCGAAAGTAATAGTTGAACACGTGACCTGTTCAACAGTGCAGGAGTACAAGCAAAGTATAAACTTGTTCTCGGACAGTGGCTAAGAGAAAAAGAAGACTTGCTTATGCGTGACCTTCTGTCATCAAACGTAGTTTATCAGTCAGCTAACGCCGGTCTATCAGCCGACAACCCGACTGAGATTACACGAGCAGACGTTAACAACATTGAGCAGATCCTATTAAACGGAGACGCTAAGACAATGATTGAGTCTATCGGTGCTGAAAACAAGTTCAGTACAGCAGCCGTTCGTGACGCATTTGTTGCCTTGTGTAACACAGCAGTTACAACTGACCTGCAGAAAGTAGACGGTGTGTTGTTGAAAGCTAACTACCCAACTCAAGTTGGTCTTAAGCCTGAAGAATATTGCTCAATTTCTCGTTTCCGTTTCTTTGTTTCATCAAAGGGCGCAAAGGTAGAAAACGCATCACTTCTCGGAGCAAACATTTATCGTATTCCTATGTGTGGTATGGAAGCATACGCAAAGCTAGAGCAAAACGGATACAGTGCAAAGCTAGGAATTATCCCTAACTATGCGATGAGTAATGTAGCTCAAAACTACGGAATGTATGCTAAGTTTGCTATTGCCAAGGCTATCACGAACCAAAACTGGATCTCTGGTCTAGAAGTAACTAAGCGACTGTAAGGAGGTCTTAATATGAGTAATCTTACACTATTTCAACAAAAAACCTTTACCTCAACTGGAGCCGGTGTTCGCATTGATCTTCCAGGTGGTGCGGACTACTTTAAGGTACTAAACGAAACTGAATTGGCGGCGACAAACGACGTTAACTTTATTTTCGAATGGAATCCTAATCTAAACGTTAACGAAGCTATCGTTACTCTAAAGACTGGTGGTGCTGACACTACACAGATGACTTTAGACACGACTGGTAATTTCGTTTATCGTGAATCTGTTCCAGGACCAGAAGCTAACGTAGCTGCGACAGCTATCACAAGCGCCAATCCTGCAGTTGTAACAGCAGCAACTCACGGATACTCCGTTGGTGACAAGGTTCGTTGTAATAACAACGTCGTAATGCAAAACATTGCGGGCATTGAATTCGAAGTAACAGCAGTTGCGGATGCTAATACGTTCACACTCGGTTACCTTGATGCTTCAAATGCAACATCATTCCCAGCTGACGAGACAGGCTGTAACTTTAGAAAGTACCCTGCAGAGCTAGAAGCTCTTCCAGGTGCTCGATATATTACAGGAATCTCTCAGGCATCCGCGGCAGTGGTTACTTTCTCAGTAGCTCACAAATACACTGTTGGTGACGTTATCTATTTCCGCGTTCCAAGTGATTTTGCAATGGTGGAAATGGACGGACTAGAAGGAAAAGTAACAGCTATCGGAACTTCAACAGTGACTGTTGATATTGCGAGCAGCGGATTTACTGCCTTCACTTTCCCTCTAGCGGCTGATGTTCCACAGAAGTGGGCAATTGGCGGACTAGCTGGAAAGCGTGGTCTATATGATGATTGGTTCTCTAGCAGCAGATCACTACTTGATCTTGATCCGTTTAGAGCCGGACTATCTGTACCATATATGTACCTTCCAGGCGGTCAAGGATCTCCTGCAGGTGCAACGAGCGACGTTGTTACGTGGCAGGCGTGGCGAGCTGAGTAATGCTATGAGGAGGGGAACATTCCTCTCCTCTTATTCTTTAAATAAATAGGTGGACAAGTGGAAAAATTTAAAACGTCGCAAGGACAAGAGCACGGGCTCATTGAAACTATTGCTAACTCAATAGCTGATCACGGATACAAGAATCTCGCCGAAAAGAACAAAAAAGAGATGTTAGAACGACGTAAGAAAGATCTTGAATGGGTACCATCGACGTATCATAATGTAGACAATCAAGAAAATGGAAAATGGGAAGGGTGGTATGCAGAATACCCAGGCGAACCAATGCGATACTTCAGGTTTCTTCATGGTGAACGCTACCAAGTTCCACGTGGACTAAGAAGGAAAATTAACGCACTAGGTGCCCCTGTTCGTAGTGGACTTATTGATACGAAAGGACAGCAGATGGAAGTAGACGGAAAGTTTCACAGAACACACATGCTAATCGCTGAAATGGATATGTAAAATGGTTGCTCTAATCAACAGTACGGTTACAAATATTCGTAATAAAGTGCGGCGTCTTACGGCGTCGCCTTCAGTACTCCAATTGAGCAACGATGATCTCGACGAGTATATTAACACAGCATATTCTCAAGACATGCCGGCCGACATAAAGAGTAATCTCTTTAGTGAAGTGGTCGAGGTGTTTGTACAACCCAATGTAGATAGATACGCTCTGTCAGGAACCCTAGCCGCTAACACAGGACCTGACACCTACGAAGGTATCAGTGAGCCAGTCTATGTAGAGGGAAGGCGCGCAGACTTCTATAAAGATCGCGGACAGTTTTACAATGCATGGCCTCGAACAGCTAGCTTAAACACGAGTCTTACGGGGTCAGCGTTGTCTGGTACTGTAACCGCAATTGACATAAGTGCCGATCCGACAAATGAAATTACAACCGCTGCTACGACTGGATTGACAGCAGGTGATACAGTTATATTTGATTCTCTTGGCGGCAGCACAGAGCTAAACGGAAATTCGTATGTTATTAGCACAGTGACAGCGACGACGTTTGAAGTAACACAAGCCGGAGTCACAGCGTACACAGCCGGTGGAACATGGAACAAGCAAGACATTCTAAACATTGCTGCTCCAATTCTACAAAACGAAGTGCTAATTTCTGGATACTTTGGCGGTCAGTTTCTCAGCTATGAAGATGATGGCGATCCGACCGGAATAGGTGTAGGTCAAATTGTAGCTGTAGGCACAAGCACATCAATCGGTACTGTTGTATATGTGACTGGAGTCATCACCGTCACATTTCCTGTGCCATTAGATGCTGGGAAAACTATTTCTACATGGTATTACACATATACAGCAGGCAGACCCTACGCTGTGATGTGGTGGAAAGACGAACTTATTGTAAGACCTGTTCCGGATAGAGGCTATCGAATCGAGTTAGAGGCATACAGGTATCCAACACAGTTTACTCAGGATACAGAGACTCCAACGCTTAAACAGTGGTGGCAGTATATAGCCCTAGTTGCTGCAGTAAAAGTCTTGGGCGATAGACAGGACGTAGAAGGTATTAAAAACATTGTCCCATTACTAGAGCGTCAAGAGATGCTAGTTAGAAATCGTATTGCCAATGAGCAGATTGGACAAAGAACCGCTACTATTTACGAAGGAAACGGCCAACGTGGCGAATTCCCATTCACAAATGGATTCTTTTAATGGCTGGATACACGCCGATAAAAATCGCAGGCTTTGAAACTGGACTAGTTGAAGAGCGAGAAGACTTTCTTCTCGTTGATGACGCCTTCCCTGTCTTGGAAAATGCGTATATCTGGCGTGAAAAGATTCTAAAGAAGCGTGGAAAGGAATATTTAGGAAGATTAAGACGCCTTCTAACAGCGCAAGCCATGGACGTAACTGTAGGATCACCCTATGAGGTTACGGACGTTCTTACTACTCTAGCCTTAAGAGCTACTGAGCCGGATGCACAGATAGAATGCGGAAGTGTGGTTATCGTTTTTGATTCTGGCGGAGCTAGCGAAACAACACTGATTGATACGTTATTGGATGGTGACTTGTTTTTGCAAACTGATCCCGCTAGTGCAAATTCGATGCAATTCACAAATGGCACAATAAATTATGTGACTGGGGCGATCTCAGTGACGTTCGACGCAATAGTGCCCGGTGTGTCCGTAGATATAGATTTAAATTACTATCCCTCGTTACCGGTTATGGGAATTCGAAAACGAGATCTAGCAGCCATCAACGACGAAGATACAATAGCTTTCGATACAAAATACGCGTATATACACACGTCGTTAACTCGATGGCGAGAACTCATAGTTGGCACAACTTGGAGTGGACTGAATAGTGATTTCTTTTGGACGACTAACCATTGGGTTGATGCGACAAATAACAAACTATTTTGGGCAACGAACTTTACAAGTGGTGCCGCTGGTGATCCGATGCGATACTACAATGGAGCAGCCTGGACAACTTTTCAACCTCTATATACGACTACAGACACACTTTATACAGCTAAAATCTTACTGCCTTTCCGCGGCAGGATGTTTGCATTAAACACATTTGAGGGAACGACTGCAGCAGGGTTTGCAGGAGCAGTATCACAACAACAGAGAATACGGTGGTCTCAGATCGGAACGCCGATTGCAGCGGATTCGTGGCTGCAGGACGAGAGAGGAAAAGGTAGTTTTCTAGATATACCGACTTCTGAGGCAATCATTAGTGCTGGATTTGTGCGCGATAACCTTGTTATCTACTGTGAAAGAAGCACCTGGCAGCTTCGCTATACAGGAAGAGCAATATCTCCTGTTCAAATTGAACGCGTTAATAGTGAACTTGGTGCGGAATCTACATTCTCGGCAGTGCAGTTTGATAAATCATTGGTCGGAATCGGTGATAAAAGAATAGTCAGTTGTGATTCTTTTGACTCACAACCAATTGACGTCAAGATCCCTGATTTTGCTATCAACATTGAAAATGACAATCTTGGAAATCAACGCGTATACGGTGTAAGGGATATTCAAAAGCGTTTAACTTACTGGACATATCCAAGCACGACACAGGGAGAATTTAACGGAATATTCCCAAATAGAGTTCTTCTTTATAATTATGAAAATGAATCGTGGGCAATTCTAAAAGATTCAGTCACATGCTATGGGTATACGTGGTTAAAAGAAGATTCGACATGGGAGGAAATGGGAGAAACAACTTGGGAAGAGTACGATCAAATTTGGACAGCTCAACAAGAGAAAGAACCTGTTATTGTTTCTGGAAATCAGCAAGGCTATGCACACAAATTCACTACTCTAACATCTAATCAGCAAAGCCTTCAGATATTCGGAATTACAGGTAACGTAGCAACAGCTACCACTATAAACTCACCGAACCACAATCTTGAACTCAATGACATTATAGAGATTGCAGGAATCCCAACAGCTACACCGTTTGCAACCTCATTGAATGGTGGAGTGTTCCACGTCACACCAACAGATTCTGATAATTTTACACTTAGAACATACGACGCCGAAACAGATTCATGGAATGATTTACAGCTCGACGCAGCCGCTACTTATGTGGGATGTGGGTACATTGTTGTTAGAGATAATTTTAGAATAACAACGAAGCAATTTCATCACATGGACGAAGGCGCTAAAATTCAAGTGGGTTATGTGGATGCGCTTTTAGAAGCAACAGCTGCAGGAGAACTTTCGTTCAGCTCATTTGTTGATAATGTTCCGTCTATTAAGTTTAATTCTGGCGCCGATAGTTTCTTTAATGTTTCTGTGCCCACCGCAGCAAGTGATTTAGAAATTGTTGGTGCTCTTTCGTACTGGCGTAGGGTATTTTGTCCAATCGTTGGTAACTTCTTACAGTTTGAATTTTCTTTAAGTAACTCACAAATGAATGGAGATTCAGCAGTCTCAGAAATGATATTACATGCGTTAATTTTATGGGAAAGGCAAGCTGGACGGCTCACAATTTGATTTATCTATCGTTCGCTATGGGGTAATATGTTACACTAACTGACTTTGAAATAAGGTAATCAAATGGAAGTATGTAGCAAGTGTAATAAAATAGGTGATATAGCTAAATTAGGATTACAATGTAAAAAATGCGTTAGGGATTATAAGAAAAATTGGGCAAATAAAAAAAAAGACAGGATGTGTTCATATTGCAAAAAGCCATTTATCCCTAATTCCATTGCAAAAGAGTGTAGTGATAAGTGTAAAATATTAAATAGAATTATTAATGTCGATGGATGCTGGGAATTTCAGGGAAAGATTGGCAAGTATGGATATGGACAGATAACAATAGATCGAAAATGTTTGTCAGCACATAGATTGAGTTATCAGATTTTTAATGGCCCAATTCCAAAAGGAAAACAGGTTTGTCATTCTTGCGATAATAGAAAGTGTGTTAGACCGGAACATTTATGGGTCGGAACGGCAAAGGAAAATATGCAAGATGCAGTAGGAAAAGGAAGAATTGCTCATAACACTGGATACAGGCATACCGAAGAGTCAAAAAAAAAGATGAGAGGGCACAAAGGGTCAGATAGAAAAGGCGAAAAACACCATTTATCAAACCTAAAAGAAAGAGACGTGATTGAAATTAGAAAATTACTAGATTCTGGTGTTTCACAATTAGATATTTGTATTAAGTATTGTTTGAAACAGTCAAGTGTATCTAATATAAAAACAAGAAAAAACTGGAAACACATATAGGAGTACAGTGAAATGTATAAAGCCGCGATACCTCAGCCTGGAGATCGACTTAGAATTAGTCAGGCAGAAATACTTGAAAACTTCTCGCAACTCGATTCATTATTTGATGTAGATCACGTAAAATGGTCAGACGTAACGGGCGATGCAGGGAAGCATGAAGCCACAACGTTTGTTAATAGAACTGATAAAGCTTTAACAATTCCTCCTGTTACTACAAACCAAGAAATTGCTATGTACGTAAAGGATGTAGGGGGGACGCCTAGACTATTCTATCAAGAGCCAGACAGTGCAGCTGCCACACAAGAAGTTCAGATTTCAGGTGGAGTTATCGCCACGGCAATTGGAGAATCATTTTTGCCAGGAGGAATTGGGATCAAGTGGGGGACTGCTACTTCCGGAGCATCGGGAGTTAGCACGGCTTTCACCTACGTTGCAAGTTTTGCTTTAACTAATTTTGCTACAGCAACATATTCTCTTGTGCTTACTCCTAGAAGTGCAGCAGCTGTACAGACTCAACGAGTAATCAGCACATCAAACACAGGATTTACAGTAAATTTTGTTTCTGGCAACTCTACAATTTTTGACTGGATCGCTATTGGGGCTTAAAGATGACACCGACAAGTGATTTTGAAATATACGTACCTGTTTACGACACAATACCCGAAGAGTGGGAAGATGCGAGACAGTTCTTAATAGAACAGTTACGAGAGATCACCGACGGTGTAAACGCTCGTGATTATGGTACATATATAGATGAGGAGATGTTGAACGGTCAAGCGTGGCTACCTGGTACTGTTGACCCAACGAAGTACCGCAGTGTATTCAGAAAAGTTATTGATATTGTTGGACTTCCAGACTTTGGTGCTGTAAGCCCAAAAAATATAGCACACGGCTTAACTTTTAGTGAAAACACTTGTATAACAAGACTTTACGGGACGGCGAGTAACCCGGGAGTTGCTAGTTTAACTAAAGGAATTCCATTACCGTTTATTGATAAACCGGCAGATGCTAATATTGGAATTGAAATTGATAGTACGAATATTATTATAACGGGTGACGGAGCAACAGACTACTCTGCTTACACATGTGCTTACGTAGTAGTAGAGTGGATAGACGAGGATTAAAAGAGGAAAATATGGCATATTTTACAGCAGAACCAGAACGTATAGAGCGGATTGATCCACTGAGACAAGAGCAAAACAAACTGTACCAACAGCAACAGGCAGCCCTACAAGGGAGCGGTACTGGGGGTGTTTATGGGGATACGGCAGATTACTACAGAGATTTACTGTCAGGTCAGGGATCAGAAGCGTTTGAAGCTCCACTGATGCGTCAATTTCGGGAAGATATCATGCCGGGAATTGCGGAACAATTTGCCGGAATGGGTGCAGGTGGTCTTTCGAGTGGAGGTTTTGCACAGGAAGCGGGTCGAGCTGGTACGGACTTGTCTGAAAGAATCGGAATAATGCGCGCTGAACTTAGACAGAGAGGAGCCGAAGGTTTAACGGCAATGGCTGGTCAAGGGATGCAACCAAGAGATGAAATGCTATTTAGACCAAGAGAGCCTAGCACAGCTGAAAAGTTTGCGACGGCTGCGGCGGGTGGAGCAGGACAAGCGGCAGGATATGCGGCTTCCCAATACATGACGCCTGGTTTCATACAAAAATAAGAGGTGAAAAGTGGTACAAGTAATTCGTCAAGCAACACCATTTGGAGAGCTAGCAGAGAATTTCGGTCGCAATCTAGGTGAGACAGTCGGAAAGGAAGCTGAACGACGCGCACCGATTTCTGGACTTGAAAGTATTGCGGAGGCTGTGCGGTCAGGTCAGATTACAGACCGTTTTGGACTACAGGTAAACTTGCAGAAAGTCGCGGGGATGACTCCAGAATTGATGAGCAAGTATTATCCGATCATGGAAGCATCGTTAATGTCAGCAGATATAGAGCGAGGCGATCCTGGAAGGCAGACCACACAACAAAACAATGGTGTAGTTGACACCTCTGGACGGGTGCCAGTACAGCCGGGACAACAAGATCAGTCAAGAATTCAGCAGATCGGCTCAGCAGGTCAACAGACCCAGCAACCTCAGCCACTCCAGCAAGCTCAAGGCGACGTTTCAACGCTTGTCACACCAGAGGACATAGAAAGCAGAGTACAACAGAAACAATACTTAACCCAAGATGAGCGATTAGCAGAAGCAAACCGCATTTATAAAACAAATCCGTCTCTGTATAAAAACCCCCAAGGAGCATTGCCGACGGTTGACAAAAACCAGGCCGCACAACATGCGCGAATTGATGAGACTAGGAGATCAGGTACAGAACGGCAAAAACTCACAGACGAAACAGAAGCCGCATTTCAAAACAAACTACAAAATAAACTTCAGGTAATCGGAAAACCCGATTCATGGAGCGCCTTACCAGGCACCATGCAAGATAAGATATATAAAGATGCGATTGCCTCAGTTTCAAAGGGCGGAGTTCCCGCAAATGTCGGAGAAAATGCAGCAAAAACAGCACTTCGTCAAGTCCAATCAATTGCAGACCTCAAAGAACTGCCAGGCAGAGCTATTGTTGGTTCGGGATCTGAAAAAGTTAAAAAGGACCTTGTTGGATATCAGTCATTATATAAAAAATTGGATGCGCTTCCGGAGTATGTTGCAGAGTTAGAGATGAAACAATTTGGGCATGGTATGGCACACGCTATGGCTTATCCAGCTAATGTTGGAATGAAAAAAGCTGTGGCAAGTTTGCAGAAAGAGGCTAAAGAGGGTTGGAAAGATCTATTAAAGGTCTATACAGGAACATATGAGCCTGGATATATGCCCAAAAGGACAGAAAAGAGAGAAAAAATAACTCGTGATTACGCCGATAAAGTAGTTAATTCATTAGATGAATCACAATCTCTTTACACAGCGGCGGCTGCTTTGGTCGATGCAGGGTTAGAAGAAGAAGTGTTTTATGACAGAATAAATGAACTTGTTACAGATGGAAAACTAGAACTCTCTGATAAACAAGACGCGGAGTTAAGGGAAAGACTACCTATGGACTTCAGTTTAACCGATATGTGGTATAGCGCTACATCCGGTCTGACCGGTCGGAGTGGTAGACATTCAGTCGGCCAAAACATAGCAAGAGGATTTGGAAAACGATGATAGCAATGCTTTCAAAAATAGGTCCGATACTTTCAAAAGCTATTCCAGCTGCAGCAGTATTAAAAGAAATAGCAAGGGCGGATCCGAGACTACAACAATTTATTGCAGGCGCAACTGTTGCGGGTCACGCTGCTGAAGAAATTCTTGGATTCGTCAAAGAAATGACTGAAAATCCGTCTCAAAAGAAGCTAAAAAAAGATCTATCTCGAAGATCTGAAGCAGGAACCGCAAGACCTGAAGAATTAGCGCGACTTGGAAAGATGGAAGACTCTGGAGCAGGTAAAAAGCTACTTAGTGCAGGAGCTGCGATAGCTGGAGGTCTCGGCGCCATACGCGCAGGACAACAAGCGCAGCAAGGACAGCCGGAGCAAGAAGCCATTGAAGGTGAATTGTTGCCCGCGGAACAGCAGGAACAGCAGCCGCAGCAGATCGGATATAATCAACGGCAATTGCAGGAACAGCAGCCGCAACAGCCGCAGCAGATCGGATATAATCAACGGCAATTGCAGGAACAGCAGCCGCAACAGCCGCAGCAAGAACAAGCAGCCCCACCTAAACAAGCAAAGTCACGTAGCTTTTTTGAAATTGCAATGGAAGGACAGTCATTCTTTGATCTTCCTCAGCAATCAAAGCCAAGCATTGGAAAGCTAAAGAAAAGGATTGACGAACTTGAAAGACAAGGTGTTCCTTTTAAAGATAAAAGCGTTCAGAGGATTATCAAAGGTCTAAGAAAGCTGACTAAATTTAGCGATAAATACGAGCCAAAGCAAACAAGTAGACAGCAGCAAGTTAATACTGAACAGGTTTCGCAACAATCGGACATGAGTGTTCAGTTTCAAGGTATGATGGATGCATTTTTAAAAGAGTTTGGCGGGTAAATGGCTAGTACAGCACAGGCGTTTAGAGCACGATTAGTTCAACTTGTACAGTTTGCTAAAGCAAACTCGGATAGTCTGAACCCTGAAGCTAAAGTAAAATTTGCTCAATTTCTGAAGACATCGACAGCCAAGCTAAGAGATCTTGAGGCACAGGAGCAAGGCCAAACAACTCAGGCAGAAGTAGCACCAACTGAAACTGGATCCCAAGGGCTCGTACCAGACACTGCCAGGCTTCTATGGGTGGCATCAGGCGGAAATAAAGCAGCCTTTATAAACTACTTACAGACATATCCAGATCCATCACTAGCCGATATTATCGGAAACCCTCGGCGACTTGCTCAAATCATTCAAGCTTTAGCAAAAGAGATACCGAAGGGGATGCCGACATCCCAAGACGGCGTTGTTAGCTCATGGCTTCCATCAAGTAACGTTTGGGGATTTGGGTACGATAAGAACACAAAGAAAATGCGCGTCAAATATAACGGAAAAACGGTTCGTGACGCGGGACCGACATATGAATATGATAATATACCTCCAGAGATCGCACAGATTATATCGAGTGGAGGCATAGCGGCGAAGACAAGCGGTAAAAATAGGTGGGGTACATGGTTTAGAAATAAAAATCCTAGTATTGGTGCTGCAGTCAGTGCACTGCTCAAAAAAGGTGGGTTTGCATACAGACGTTTGCAATAGAATAGTTAAACATTTAAACTAAAATTTCCCATGTGGAGGTATATACATGACATCATTCAATTCAAATAATCCTTTAGGATATCTAGGGGCCGACGAGCACACACAACCCCAAACAATTGCAGCGGCACGCGCTCCAACTTCGCAAGACAATTCGTTTGTTCTTGGTACGCAGTGGATTGACACAGCATCCAACGCGGCTTACACTTATGTGGCAGCTAACACGTGGGATAGCGGCGGAAACGCTTCAGCAACAACAACAGTAGCTGGAATCGTTCTCTTAAACGAAGATGGAACTCTAGCGGGTGCAGACAACACAACAGTTCCTACAGCGTTAGCAACAAAAACATATGCAGACGCCCTAGCAATTGCAGGTGCACCTGCAGCGTCGGAAACAGTATCAGGTATTGCAGAACTGGCAACTTCAGCTGAGACAGTGGCTTATACTGACGACCTAAGAATCGTTACACCATTAAAGGTTGCAGCAGCATTTGCAGCTCCTCCAGCGATGGGATCAGGAACTCCTGCGGCTGGTAGTTTCACTACACTAGCAGCAAGTGGTCTATCATCACTTAGTGGATCGGCAACAGTACTAACAGCTGGAACTGCACTTAACCTTGGATCAGACAATAGCGGTGACGCTGTTAATTTAGGTGTGGGTACAGTTGCGCGTGCTATCGGAATCGGAAGTTCAGCAGCAGCGCATGTGGTAACTGTTGGGTCTGTTACTGGAGCCAGCCAAGTTGTTCTCAACTCAGGTACAGCCGGAATCCAACTAGCTTCAACAGGAGCCGGTGACATTACGATTGATTCAGACGATACATTCCTAGTAGATGCAGATGGCGTCCTTGAGCTTAACAGTTCAGCAGGCGTTATCAATATTGGTAATGATGATGTTGACCAAGCTATCAACCTCGGTAGCGATGGCGAAAGAGATATTACCGTAGGATCGCAAAACGGTGCAGCTTCTCTAACTTTAGACGCTGGTACTGGCGCAGTAAATATCGGAACAACAATCGCCCATACTATAACTGTAGGAAATAAAACTGGTGCCTCAGCTCTAGTCCTTGATGTTGGAACAGGAGATTTTGCTCTAAATGGTGTTGGTGCTTCTACCTATACAATTGGTGCATCAACAACATCTGGAACAGTTGCCATCGGTGGAACAGCTCAAACTGGAACAATGACCCTTGGTGATTCGTCTGGAACTAATGTAGTTGAAATTGGAGCAGGTGAAGGAGCAACTACTGTAAATATCGCTGGCGGAGCAACAAGTGCTAAAGTTGTAAACGTTGGAACTGGTGCGGTAGCTAATGTTTTAACTCTAGGTAGCGTTTCGGGTGCCGCCAGCATGGACCTCTTGGTTGGTACAGGAAACTTTACCCTGGAAGGTAACGTAGCTAGTACATATGCAATCTCTGATACAGGGGTAAATACTGGTACAGTAAACGCTTTCGGTGGTACTGGCGCACGGACTGTGAACCTAGCGGTTGGCGGAACAGGTGCTAAGACTGTCAACATTGCTACTTCAGCGATTGGAAATATCGTCACTATCGGTACTGTAACCGCAGCAGCTAGCCTCGATCTCAAGTGTGGTACTGGTAACTTCACTCTAGAAGGCGCTACAGCTTCAACCTATGATATTTCAGCTACTGGTGTTAATACAGGTACTGTAACCATAGCGGCTGGTACTGGCGCACGAACTGTCAACCTGGCAACAGGCGGAACAGGTGCTAAAACGGTCAATATTGCTACATCAGCCATCGGCAACATCGTCACTATCGGTACTGTCACAGCGGCGGCGAGTCTTGATCTTAAGTGTGGAACAGGTAACTTCACCCTTGAAGGTGCAACTGCCTCGACCTATGACATCAGCAGCACAGGTGTTAATACAGGAACGGTAACCATTGCTTCCGGAACTGGAGCGCGTACAGTTGAACTAGCCGGCGGTGGAACTGGAATCAAGACCATCAATATCGGTGCAGCTGCTACAGCGGATGTCATAACTCTAGGATCGACGACCGGTGCAGGAGCTACTAATATTCTTGCTGGTTCTGGCGGAATTGTCAGCTCTGGACCATGTCTATATGTACCGGATGCGATCACTGCAGCGAGTGGTGGTACTGCGGCATCAGTTGCAACTGTTGTGACTGAAATCACAACAAACGGAGACATGGATCTTGACAACGTTACTCTAGCTAACGGTGTAGATGGTCAGATAAAGATCTTTGCAGTGGTAGCTGTTGGTGATTCAACAGACAGTGTCAAGATTACTCCAGCTTCGCTAATAGGTGGAACTCAGATTACATTTGCAGCAAACCCTCTGGGTCTTGGTTGCCAGATGTACTATGATGCTGGTGCAGCAGGCTGGATAATTACCGGCAATAACGGTGGAACTGTCGCATAATTGACGATGTGTTTTAAAATATAACGCCGCTCGACTTTTAGTTGAGGGGCGTTTATTATTTCTGTGAGCTAGCGAATGATCACGCGAAAAGCTGTTTTCTGGACAGCCTGCTCCATTTAATTATTAATCATAACATCGGTGGAAAAAATGAAGATTGAAAAGAAAATTGTACTTAAAGTAGAGATCGACGAGAAATCATATAGTTTTATTTGTGAAGACGCATCTCCTCTCGGTGCTATTTGGGACTCTCTAAATCAAATGAGTTCTGTAATTTCATCTCAAATTAAAGAAGCTAACGAAGCATCAAACCAACCAGAAGATAAAGAATCTGTTGAGCCTGAAAAGACAGACGGAGAGTAAAAGTGAAATCCACGGAAAAATCACCGGTAAAAGTCTCAAAAAAGAAGCAAGTAAAAGAAAAAAATGTTAAAAATACAGTAGGACTCGCAGCAGCTCTTAAAAAAGCCAAACTTAGCAATAATAGTTTTGCTAAGTTGCTATCAAACGGGAAAAAAACATAATGGCAGATGAAAATAGACTAACATTTGAGACACTATCAAATTTCGATGGATCGACACTGACCGGTGCATTTCAGGCAATTAATGGAGCAGGAACCGTTGAGCCCTGTGTATCATTTAAAATGTATAATTCTGGTACTAGCCTAGTAATTTTGTCGTATAATGGAGTTGACGAGCATGATTTTGTCCCGCCAGGCGGAACGTTCATTTTTGATGCTGAAGCTAACGCCGACGGATGGGGAAATGGAGCAGGCGGACATAAAAGCTTGCATGCTGGAACTATTGTTTATGCTAAAACGTCATCTAACACAGATCGCCTGCTTTTTGTTGGCTATCGTTGAGGGATTAAATGTCACAAGTATACCTAAGCTCAGCATCATCACCAGCGGTCCCAAATAGTTTTGCGACGGACAGTGGAACGGCCGTTCCTGTTCTTAACGTTCTGACTATTCTTGGAGATCATACACCAGAAAATAATAACACTGGTATTCAGACATCAGCAACAGGATCCACTGTAACAGTTGAGTTAACGAACCGATACACGAACACGGCGACAACTACTGATGATACTCTAACAACGCTTATCACGGTTCCAATGGGAGCAGTGGCAGGAACTATCTATGTGTATGGAAACGTTCAATCTTTTTCCCCGGCTATCCCAGCATCCGCGGGATTTTCATTTTCTGGTGGTTATCGAACAGACGGTGCAACAGCAACTGAATTGGGCACTGAGTTCCATGATACTTTTCAAGATCTAGAATTGGCAACAGCCGATATTTTTCTGTCTGCTACCGGTAATAACATCTTGATTGAAATCCAGGGAACAGCAGCCGACATGATTAACTGGAATGGGTTGTTAGAGTTTAGAATCGTAACTTAGTGAAAATCAAATAAAGGAGCAGTCTTCGTGGCTGATTGTGGACGATATCGCAGGAAATAATTCAATTCGAGGCGACGAAACTGTAACTTTCACTGATAACATGTCGTTTGATGGTACAGAGCGCGAAGGCAGATTAACCACAAACGCCGAGGTGTGGATGGGATCCGCTATATCACCTCACGTAAGGAAAGCTTCACTAACGACTACAGACGGATCTCTATCACTAACGTATAGCGAACCAACCGTAACGACATCCGCGCTGGACATAGCAATAAATGGTCCGGTTTCAGTTC